CCTTCCATCTCCTGCCCCTGCTCGACGTAGGCCGACCCGATCTCCCGTACTTGCCCGTTGAGGCTGTCGCAGAAGGGGCATGTCTCCGCGCCCGTCGCCATCCACACCGTCGAGCGCACGCCGCCGGCATCGTAGCCATAGAGCGAAAGGGCATTGCCCGCCTCAAACGCCTGGCGCAAGCTCTGTTTCTGCGCCTCGGTTTCTTCCCAGCCGTCCATGCGCTCGTTAATCAGGTCGGCGGCTTCCTCGTCGCTCTCGGCCTCGGCCAGCAGCGCCAGCAGCTGAAGCTCGCCACGGCGGGCGTACTCGACGGCGTAGTTCTTCAGGTATTCGGTCAGCCACTTCATCAGCTTGGCGTCGAGCGGCGCAGGCTTGCCGCCTAGTTCCCGCCCTACCGCCGCCATCATCTCCTCGGCGTAGGACTCCATCAGGGCGCGATACGTGCCGGGCAGCGCCGCTTCGATTTCCTTGTAGAAGCCGGCCAGCCATTCCTCAAATTGGGGACGGCCACGCGTCTGGCCGCGTGAGGTGGGCGCGAGGTAGCGGGTCGTCGCCCGCCGGATGTCCGCGGCCTCGCGCTTGACCAAGCGCGCCGCCACATCTTCAAATAGGCGCACGTTGCGGCGCATGAGTCCTTGCCGCTCGCGCGCATCCGCCGCGCGGGTATGCAGGCGCGAACGGGGTTGTGCTTCCTCAGCGGGTGCGGGTTCTGGCGCTGGCGTTGGGGCGGGCGGCTCTTGTCCCACCTCTAACATGTTCAAGGGCACGAGGTAGGCGTCCAGCTCGTCGGCGGGATTCAAATCCTCTAGCTCACGCACTTCGTTGCGCGATAGCCAGCCGGTCATGACGCCCGTGTTGTAGCCCTGCGTGCGCGTGGCGAAGTCGCCGCGCTCTAGCCCCTGCACCTTGTAGCGCAGGTATAGGTTGGGCCGTTCGTCCGGCTCTAAGAAGTCGCGATGCATGGCCTGCTCATGGCGCACCAGCCACGGCCCCAGCGTGAACTTCACAAAGTCCAACGACTGATGCTCGATGTTCGAGAAGGTTGCGCCAGTCAGGTCTTGCAGCATGTGCAAGGGCACGCGGTAGATGCGTGCGATCTCCTCAATCTGAAAGCGACGTGTCTCTAAGAACTGCGCCTCGTCGGGCGGGAAAGATAGCTTCTCAACGCCCATGCCCTCTTCGATGATCTTGGTCTTGTGTACATTGGCGAGGCCCGCCGTATCGCTGGCGAAGTCGTTTCTTAGACGTTCGTAGGCGGAGGCGGATAGCTTGCCGGGATGGGTCAGGATTAGGCCCGGTCTTGCGCCGTTGACGAATAGCCGGCTGCCGTATTCCTCGGTCGCCAGGCCCAGGCCCACGGCTTGCCGCGCCGCCACGCCAATCGGCGAGAAGCCGGTCAGCCCGTCGCCCAGCCCGCGCAAGTGATGGATGTCCTTTGACGGGTATAGCTCGACGTGGCCGGGGGCGGCGCGGTAATAGAACCACTTGCGCCCCTGTGCGTCGATGTACACGGCCTCCATCTGCGCCGCAGGCAACGGCTCTAGCCCCGCGATGTGGGCGTCCTTGTCATAGACCTTACGCACGTAGGCGTTGCCCCAGCGCAGCACTTCGGAAAGCATCCACTCACGCCATTCAAACGATGTCCAGTGTGTGCCGGCTAAGGTGTGTACTATCTGATACAGGGGATGTTCGGAGGCGGGCAATTTGCTGCGCCCGTCCTGCCGGTATAAGACCAGCGGCAGACCCGCCACGCCCTCGGAGATAATGCGGATGCAGCCCCACACGGCAGACATGTGTAGCGCCGACTCTTCGCTGACCGACGGCCCCGCTGAGGTGGGCGACCACAGGCTGCGCAAATGGTCAAGAGTAATGGCGCTGCGCTGCTGCGGGGCAGGCGCTAGGAATCTAGTTAACAGGCCCATCACGTAGTGGCCTTTTTAAGAGGCACGTCTGCGCGCCCCGAGTACGCCTAGCGTCACCAATACCACCCCCAGAAAGGCGAGTAGGGCGGGCCATGCGCCGAAAAGCCAAAAGGCTTCAGCCAGTATGACCAGCCCCACCAGCGTTACCCCGTCCCAGACATCCAACCGCATTGCTCACCCACAAAAGAGAAGGCCGCTACGCCAGTGTAGCGGCCTTCTCTTTCTCCTGTATCTCCCACAAATGTTTACGGTTTGGCATTCTCCTGCGCGGCTCGCACCGCTAACTCTAGGCTGCTGCGCGCGGCCGTGCGCGCCCTGGCTTCCGACAAATGTTTGCGTACCGTCTGATAGCTAATGCCAAGCCCGCGCGCAATCTCTTGCTGGCTTTGCCCCGCCACCAGCAGCCCGACAATCTGCCTTTGTCGCCCGCTCAGCTTCGCCATAGTCGCCACCTCACAGCGTCAGCAGCCCGCGATGCTCATACACCGAGTCGAGGTCGGCCATATTGGACGGCGCACGCGCCAGCGCCATGATGCCCGCCACGATGCCGTCGATGCGGTCACGGCTGCTGGCCTTGTCCGGCTTAACGTTGCCCGCGGCGTCTGACTTGGCGCTTACGTTGTCCGCCATCCAGCGCAATACGGGGTTCGCCCCGTGGGAAATCTGGCCGCTCATGACCAGCCGCAGCAGTTCTTTGGTCGGCGCAGACATGGAAGCGAAGCCCTGGCCGAACTGTACCATTGTGAAACCAAGTCCTTCTAGCGCCTGGCTAATCTGCGTTGCGCCCCAACGGTCGAAGGCAATCTCGCGAATGTCGTAGGTTGCGCCCAGCGTTTCAATCTCACGCAGGATGACCCCGTAGTCGATGACGTTGCCGGCGGTGGCCGTTACCAGCCCTTGCCGCACCCAAACCTCGTAGGGCACGCGATCGCGCCGGCTGCGCTCTAACATATTGTCAGACGGTATCCAGAAGCGCGGCAACCACCAATACGGCTCGCCTTCCTCGACGGGCGGGAAGATGAGGCCCAGCGCGGCGATGTCGGTGGTGCTGGCAAGGTCAAGCCCGGCATAGCAGTTCCTGCCGGCCAGGTCGGGTAATGTACGCCCGCACGCTTCCCACGCCGCCATGTCGATGAAGCGGCTCTCCTGGTTTGTCCACTGGTTCAAATGCAAGCGCCTGAACGTGTTCTGGTAGGCGGGCACTTGCTGGGCGCGGTTGCATTCTTCTTCCAGATATTCCAGCTTGACGCTGACATCCAGATTGGGGTTGGCCTTGTGCCACGTAGCGGGTAGCGTCCAGTCGTCGCCTTCCTCGGCCCCGGCGATGTAGGTGTAATACGAATCGTCTTGGATGATGCCTTCTTTGACCTGCCGGGCGTATTCGTGCTGCTCCCAACAGATGCTGTTGCGGTCATAGCCCGCCGTGGTAATCATAATCATGAGCGGCTGGCGGCGTGCGCCGGTACTCGTATTGAGCACGTCCCACAGTTCACGGTTGGGTTGGGCGTGCAGCTCGTCGAAGATGACGCCGTGGCTGTTGAGGCCGTGCGCCGTGGGCACGTCGGCAGAGAGTACGCGGTAGAAACTGCGCGTCTTGTGACAGACGATGCTGGAGCGAAACGCCTTCGCCTGCCGGGACAAAATGGGCGAGTTCTCCAACATGGCGCGCGCCTGGTCAAAGACAATGCCCGCCTGCAAGCGGTCGGTGGCGGCAGAGTAGACCTCGGCCCCCGGCTCGCCATCCGCTAAGAGCAGATACAGGGCGAGGCCCGACGCCAGCGCGCTCTTGCCGTTCTTCCTGGGAATCTCGATGTAGGCTCTGCGATAACGGCGTGTACCATCTGGGCGCAGCGTGCCAAAGAGGTCGCGCAAAATCGTTTGCTGCCACGCCTCTAACACAAAAGGCTCACCGCCCCATTCGCCTTTGGTATGGCGCAGGAACATATGGAAAAAGTCTACGGCCTTTTGCCCGCTATCCTTCGTGCGTGGCGCTGTAGGCTCCCTCAAGGAAAGCGTCAAATTGGTCTACCTTCTTATCGTCTAGCACCTGGATGCGGCTGCGGCTGGAGGGCGTCATGCCAAACTCGACGGCCAGGCGCATACATTCTTTCCTGGCGCGGTTGCTGATGGCGAGGTAGGGGTTCTGTACCGGGTGGCCGTTAGGACTCTTGCCAATCAGCCCGTGCTTGCGTACCTGCTCCTCGGCTTCCATCCAACGGCCAAAGAGTTCGGCGTAGGCGAGCAGCGCCGTATAGTCGGCCTCGGTCATGACGCGCACCTTGAGCAAGATGCGCCCGGCCCGGTAATACTCGATGCGCCCTGGCCCCTGCAACCATGTGGGCGCAGAGGGTAGGCGTACGCGCGTCTTGGGGTCACGGTTCACGGGTCGCCCGCCCGGATTGCCTTCCAGTTCTTTTAATGTCGATGGCTTGGGTCGTCTGCCCGTAATGCTCAATACCCCCTACTTTCGTTTCGCGTTTGACCGAGTTTGGC